CAAGCCTAGAACGAATCAGCAAAATAACGCTATTCATCTTTCGTTTCGGCAGTTTGCTAACGAGCTTAATGATGCGGGCTGGAGCCTGAGTAAAGCACTGGACGCCGGGAAGATCAATCTTGAGCTAGGATGGACAGAAGATAACATCAAGGCGATATTCAAAGCCGTCATGGTGCATCAGCTACCAAACAAGCAATGGCGCGACCCTGATAACCCTAGCACGACAGAGCTTGAGACAGTCGAGTTGCAGCAATGCTGGGAAGTTTTGAATAGAGCAATGGGTGATAAATTTGGAGTAACACTTCCGTTTCCATCTGTTGAGGCGATGTACTATAATGCTGTTTATAAATAGAGGTCATAATGGTTTGCACAGTAGATAAGAAAGACGGCGAGATTTATAAAGACTGCGTTATGGATTACTTCAAGCCTGGTGATTGTACTTTTGCTATTGAACTGCATGACCTTGGCAAAGGCAAACACTCTTGCAAATATTGGGTAGAGACCCATGACCGGCAACCGTTAATCGACCTGATAGCAAGGCTCACGCAATACAACGAGTGGCGCAGGGGCGCAGAGATTGAACAGCCGGATCCTAAGCAATTGGGCCAAGATATAGAAGATGCTATCGCCCTTATTCAAGGGGTTCTGAAAGATGGATAAATACACAAGATCGGCATACCGACAGGATTGTACCGTAAGAATCCCTGCTGTTTGTAATTTTAACCCTGAGACCACGGTTCTAGCGCATTTAAACGGCGCAGGAATGGGTAGGAAGCACGCAAGCATACATGGGGCATACTGTTGCAGTAGCTGCCATAATTTGCTTGACGGACGCGCTAATCTACCTGATTGGCTTAAAGGCCAAGAGATGGAATACGTGATGGCATATATCAAGCTTGCACACCTTGAAGGCGTTATCAGGACTCAGGAATTAATGATAGAACAAGGGTTATTGAAGCTTTGAGTAAATACGCCAGACGGGTAGACGCTAACCAGCAGGACATAATCAAGGCACTGATGGCTATCGGCTGTACTGTGGCAGATACCAGTAGGGCGGGACAGGGCTTTCCTGATTTGGTCGTAGGGTATCGCGGCAAGAACTACCTGATAGAGTGTAAAAACGACAATATGCCGCCATCGAAGCAGAAGCTAAAAGAAACACAGGTAAGATTCCACGAATCATGGAGCGGGCAAATAGCCGTGGTCAATACGCCTGAACAGGCTGTTGCTGTAGTGATGAGTTAACCCAAATTATAGGCTATAAGAGGTGATTATTATGGAGCTAATGCATTTGGAAAATGATAGGGCGAGAGCGGTAACGCTACTTTTACTAGAAGGTAGAAGCCCTCAATCCATTAGCTATCTTTTCAATGTGACCAGAGAACGGGTCAACTGCCTAGCGCGCAACTATATTACAGCATTACATAATCTAGGGGAGATAGATTCGGAAATTAAGCTTAAAGATATATATGAAAACAGAAAACAAATTATGGATGCAGTGCATAGGGCCGACGAAAGCAGAAGATAGCGAAAAAATACGCTATAATTGAAATTAACCCCTATTCGTGGTATTAGGGGTTAATTGTTTCAATTTATAGAAAAATGGCTTTAACCGCTAAACAAGAACAATTCGCTCAGAATATCGCTAAGGGTATGACTCAAGCCGATGCGTACAGGAATGCATATAACGCGGGAACAATGAGCGATAATGCTATATACGTCAGCGCATCACGTCTATTAGATGACGCTAAGATAAAGCTAAGGGTGGACGCACTAAAATCCGCACTAGCAAAAAAGGAACTTTGGACGCGGGAGCAATCAGTTAAAGGTCTAATAGCTGCATACGATATTGCCAACGAGGACCGCAATACATCAGGCATGGTTAACTCAGTCAAAGAGCTAAACGCCATGCATGGGTTTAACGCGCCTGCTAAGGTTGATTTAGGTGAATCACTGCTAGAGGTGTTCGCCAAGGTTGTGAAGAATGGAAGCAATTGACCAAGAATCAATCGTTCGCCAGGTTATCAGTAGGGCGACATTTGAGCCTGATTGGTTTTGTTCCGAACTATTACAAATGCCAAATGACCCATGGCAATCCGAAGTCTTTAACGCTATAGCAGATTTAGACCGCCTCAAGGCCGGAATAAAGACTCTATTTAACCATGAAGGTAAGCGCCGGTTTACTATCAAAGCATTCCATGGACCGGGTAAAACGCACTTTATAGCCAAATTGATGCATTGGTATAACTTCACGCGCAAAGGCCGGATAGTTGCGACAGCGCCGAAGGAGAAGCAATTAACGACTCGTTTATGGCCTGAGTTCAGGAAGATCAAAAGCCATGCAAAACCAGAATATCAGCAGTTTACCAAGGTAGACCGGACGGCTATCACATGGTTGGGTGATGTGGATTGGTGCGCTATCGCTGAAACAGCCGCGAACCCTGAGAACCTTGCAGGCTATCATGACGAGAATTTATGCTTTCTTGTCGAGGAGGCCAGCGGCGTTAATGAAGAACTATTCCCGGCCATTGAAGGCGCGCTGACGACAGAAGAAGCCATTCTTGTCCTGATTGGAAACCCTACACGGACGCAGGGCGAGTTTTACAATTCGCACATGAAGAAGGGTACAAAGGAACTGTACTACCAGAAATCAATACAGCACCATGAAACACCAAGGATCAGCCAGGCATGGGTGAATGGCATGGTTGCCAAGTACGGTAAAGAATCGCCTGTCGTGCAGGTGCGCGTATTTGGGAACTTTGTTGATACCGAGGAAAACCAGTTACTTCCGCTGCAATGGGTCGTTGACGCATTTAACCGCGAGCATGTGCCGGATGGTTCCATTCCGCGTGTCAGGGTATCGGTAGACGTTGCAGACGGTGGCGAGGACTCGAGTGTAGTATCATCCGCATTACATTATGAGACGTTCTCGTTTTTCATCAAGCAGCAAGTGTTCAACTTTGCTCCAGCAATCGCGCCAATCGAGACAGCGAAAGCCGCCGCTAGAATATTTGATGCATTATCGGCACAATACCCGCATTGTGATGGTGATATAGTTGTTGACAGTGTAGGCGTAGGCGCTGGCACGGCTGGATGGTTGATCGATAAGCACTATCCGGTTGTGCGGTACATGGGCGGTGCTGGTAGCGACAATCCGAAGTTGTATCGAAACCGTCGCACACAGTCATATATCAGTTACCGTGACGCATTGCGGGATGGTCGTGTAGTATATGCCGATGATTATTTTGATCGTGATGACGAGGACGATTTTCTGGCGCAGCATACCAGCATTAAGACAAAGCCTGGTTCTGAACGAATAGAAGATTTAATGACGAAACAAGAGATGAAGGCCAAAGGTATCAAGTCGCCGGATATGGTTGACCCGTGTGCTATGCATTATGCAACACAAACACCGACTATAGGTCATTCATCGATTGAATTAACCGCTATCCCATCGATGGTGAAACAGGAGTGGTAATGTTCGAGGCAATAAAAGGCTACTTTGCTAAATCACCCACTGGGATAACTGTACAGACTGAGGATATTGCATACGCTGCAAATGCGTTAATGCAATCAGGGCAGTTTTCGCAATATAACCCTGATGACCTTTTGACACGTAAAGGTTATAAGATTTACAAAAAGATGATGACCGACGAGCAGGTAAAGGCTGTTGTTCGGTTTCATCGTGACGCTGTAACAGGTCGAAATTGGCAGTTTGAGGATTGTCCAGAGCTTGAAGAAGAAGAAAACGAGATACGCAAGCAGATACTGACCAAGGTTGTTCAAGCGGTTCCTGGATCATTCAAAACCCGCTTAGATATGGTGATGAGTTCACTATATAACGGGTTTTCGTTGGTTGAGAAATCGTTCAACCTGATCGAACATGAGGGTAAATCGTGGGCGGGTATCAAGTCATTAACGCTTAAACCTTTTGATACATTTTATTTCAGCCTCGATGACTATGGTCAGTTAGAGAAACTTGAACAGCAAACAGGCGGGTATGTTGTTGATCTGGATTTATCCAAGTTTATCCACCACGTTTGCAATCCTGATGTACACGAATTTTACGGGCAGTCAGAACTCAGGGAAGCATATCGGGCTTGGTACTCAAAAGACACGACCATTCTTTTGCAGAATATTTACCTTGAGCGTGCCGCCGCTGGGTTTGTATGGGCAACACCGAAAGAGAACCACACACTAACCACTAAATCGCCAGAGTATCAAACGCTGGTTAATGTGCTGTCGAATATCCGCAGCAATAGCGCAATGATATTGCCGTCTGGTATTGATTTAAATATCCATAGCCCGACTGATACACAGGCGTTTGACCGCGCCATAACAGCGCATGACAAAGCCATAGCCAAGGCGCTATTGATGCCTAATCTATTGGGTCTGTCAGAACAAGGGCCGAATGGTTCACGCGCACTAGGCGAAACCCAGCTTGAAGCATTTTTGTGGATGTTGGATGCAGAGGCCAAACAGTTAGAAGAAACGCTAAACGAGCAGTTATTCGCCGACATTGCAAAACTGAATTGGCCGGATGGTTTGTTTCCGCGCTTCTGTCTTAAGGAATTGTCCAACAAGCAGAAAATGGAAATCATTGATAAATGGGTTAATCTGACTGGTGCGCAAGTCGTGCGCAAGACTCAGGCTGATGAGGATCATGTGCGCGCCACTCTCGGGTTTCCTGAGTATGAAGAAGATGATGAGATAGAAGAGCCGGAACCAGAGGAAGAAACTGAAGAACCCGAAGAGGAATCAGAAGAGGAAGAGCTAGAAGATCCAAGCGAGGACGAAGAAACTCTAGTTGGGCAGGCGCGCGCCAGGGTATCTGCTGAAATGGCAAAAAAGAAAGCTATTGAACGAGTCGATTTTAAGGTTATCGAAAAGAAAAGCGATGATTTAGCGGTCAAGCATGTTGATGATTTATCCAAATCGATAGCCGAAGGCGTGGCTAAGATGCTAAATCCGTTTTATGAGAAAGAGTCTGTAACACCTGACGATATAAAGTCGCTCAAATTCGATGGACGCAGCAAGACAAAGATAAACAATCGGGCTAAATCCATGCTGACCGATGGCTGGATGTTAGGCGTGAAACACGCGAAAGATGAGGTGAACAAGTCTAAAGGCGCGACTATGTCTATTGATTTTGCCAGGCTTGATACGAATGCCGCTGAATATTTCGACGCCAAAGCGTTTAACATGACCGGCAAACTGACTGGCGATATGCTTTCGACCGCTGCTAATATCCTGCAAAACTCGATCAAGGATGAAAAACCGATAGGTGACACGGTGGACGAGATTTACCGGACGTTTGCATCACAAGGCTTTATTACGCCAGAGGATGCGCAAGCGCAGATGGCTGGAATCCTTGGCACACAGACAGAAAAAGCCACCACAGCTCGATTAAACAACGTGGTGCGTACAAATACATTTGAGGCGATAAACGAGGCGCGGTATAGTTATTTCACTGACCCTAATCTTGATGATTTTGTCAGAGCGTTAGAATATAGCGCGATAATGGATAGCCGGACTACTCAGATTTGCCAGCATTTAGATGGTCATATACATGACGCTAAAGGCGAAGTCTGGAACGCTGGCTTTCGTCCTCCGAATCATTACCAATGCCGGAGCTTGTTAATACCTGTTACAGAGTTCGACCACTGGGAGGAATCTCCATACCCTGAGATCGAGCCGCAGGAGGGCTTTAAATGATTAAACAAGAGATATTCGCAGCCGGTAAATGGAATGGATTTCCGTTTAATGTTGGTGACTTGCACAAGATGGCAAGCGCATTCGATAAGCTCAAGGATAAGCTTAAGGTGCCTTTGAAGATGGGGCACAATGACGAGCAGAAAATTACAGACGGTCAACCAGCTCTTGGTTGGGTGACTGAACTGGAAGTAGACGAAAATCAGACGCCTGCTAAACTGGTGGCAGTGTTTGAGGATATGCCGACGATCGTTACCGATGCTATCAAAAAGAAACTTTATCGCAATGTGTCCATTGAATTAGATTTTGATGTGACGCATAAAGGCGAGAAATACGATTATGTCGTTACCGCTGTAGCATTGCTCGGTGCGGATTTACCCGCCGTTAATGTGCTAAACGACCTGGGATCTTTTTTAGCGTCCAGAAACAGCGATATGCCAGCAAGCGAATATTCCGCAAATAGGCATTTTACCTTTACCGCAATTTCCGAAGAGGAACGAAATATGAAAACCGTTGAAGAATTGCAAGCGGAACTGGCGCAGAAAGAAGCAGAGCTGGCTACCGTGAATGCAAAATTTACGACCTTGGAAACAAAGTCACAAACCGAAATCGACGCAATGAAAGCCAAGTTTGCGGCAATCGAGCAAGCGCAAAAAGCGGAGCAGGTTAAAACAGCCCGCGCCAAATTTACCGCTATTCTTGAGGATGCCGTTAAAGCACAAGCGATCACACCGGCACAACGCGAGACTTTCGCCGCTGTCCTGCGCATCGATAATGATGAGGAAGTCGTTAAACTGGACGAGGCCAAAGTTAAGGCATTGTTTGCAACTACCAAGGTAGAAAGCGAGCAGACCGGGCACCACGGCTCGAATCTGGACGACGACCGCCCTGATACTTCCCTCGCTTCCAAGGTGGATCAGTACATTGCGAAAACAGGCGAGAAAGACTACGGTCAAGCCCTGTTTACAGTAATGCGAGCTGAACCCCATCTGGCAGCGCAATACATTGACATGAATGGCGAGGTGCAATAATGGCTACGCAAAATGAGTTCAATACTCTCACAATCTCGGCAGGCGCTGACCTGTCGGCAGCACAGTACAAAGCTGTTGTTGTGGCTGGCACTATCGCCGCTAACAGCACCGCTATTGGCTTGCTGCAAAATAAACCGGCAGCGTCTGGACGTTCGGCCACTGTCGGTTATTCCGGTATCATGAAAGCCTATGCAGGCGCAGCGATTACGGCTAATTCCCGTCTCGCTGTTACTACATCCGGCTGGATTATTACCGCCACGTCTGCCGACATTAGCGGCGGGTTCTCGGTAGGGAAAGCATTGGTTGCGGCTGCATCCGGTGATTTGTTTACCGGTGTTTTTGACTTCGTTAAATAGGAGGATATAGCTATGAGACGTAAATTCGGAGCTACAGCGGAGTCATTGCATATTGACCAACTGCTGTCTAACGTGGCGATTAACTACCGCCCCATGGGTATGATTGCCGACATGGTATTCCCGGTTGTTCCTGTACAGAAACAATCTGACCATTACGCGATCTTTTCACGCGCTGATATTCTGCGAATCGAGAACACCGCTCGCTCGCCGGGTACTGAAGCAAACAAAGTTACTCGCGAAACTTCGAGCGATACTTATTTTGCTGATAACTACGCGCTGAAATATCCGGTAACAATCGAGGACAAGGCCAACGCTGATCCAATCTTTGTACAACAACTGCTTAACGGCCGTGTCGAGTACATTATGGATAAGCTGGGCCTGGACTGGGAAAACCGTATTGCATCACTTGTCACTAACACGTCTAACGTGGGTTCGAGTGCTGCGGTTACATCCGGCTGGACCGACCACACCAATTCCGACCCGCTCGGCAACCTGGAAACTGCCATTTACAATGTAAAAGACAGTACCGGAATGAAGCCGAACCGTATCGTAATGGGCGAATCAGCATGGCGTAATTTCCGCCGCAATGATGCAGTGCGCAACCTGATTTATGGTACGAATAATGGCGGTGGATATGTCAACCAAACGCAAGCGGCAAGCCTGCTGGAAGTTGATGAGATCCTCGTTGGTGGTGCATACAAGAACACAGGAAACGAAGCGCAAGCTGAAAGCCTGAGTCAGGTATGGGGTGATAATGTGCTGATTTATTTCAGTGCAGAGCGCCCGTCTGTTGACCGTCCATCGTTCGGCTACTCGTTCCGCTGGTCTGCGCCCGGCTTGCCGAATATGCAAGTTGAGCGCCATCCGTATGATACCCGCAAAAAGGCCGAAGAGGTCGAAGCCGGATATTATCAGGATGAGAAGATCACAGGTTCAGACTATGGCTTCCTGCTGACAGCGGTTAACTCGTCCACCTAATCGACACCGCCCCCCTACTAGGGGGGCATTTTTTAGGAGTGAAATAAATGCCTTTAACCCCACATAAAGACGACCCAAATTACGTTCCACCAAAGAAACCCGGTAGACCGAAAAAAGATGCCGCTGACGTATCACGCTAAAGATGACAATTACGGTGGACCGCGAAAGCGCAGACCGCCCGGCGTTATCTCAGTTATTAATCCAAAAGCAACACACGGCAAGCGCGGCTTTGATGACAAAAATCAATGCATCGCGCATGCTGACAAACACTCGCCCGGACCTTACGGCATAGGCGAATGGCCCACGCCATGGGGTGTGGAATACGAATGGTTTTATCCTTCACTGGAGTCATAAAATGGAATACGATGCAAATTGGTATAATACTCAATACGCCGACAGTCAAAGTCGGTATGGGCAGCGCTATGCAAAAAAATCCTTTCCTATATGGGCTGAACAGAAAAACAGGTTATACGCACAGTTTGTTATTGCGCTCACTGGGAAGCAACCAAAAGACGTGCGTGTTCTTGATCTTGGGAGTGGTGAGGGCCATTTTGTCGATGCTTTTCGCGCCGCTGGTGCTGATGTCATTGGGGCCGAGTGGTCACATGTGGCCGCAGACAGGCACGAATTGGTGCAGTGTCTGGATATAACAGACCTTTCCTCAATACCTAGCGGATCGTTTGATATTGTCTGGTCTACACAGGTATATGAGCATTTAACTGATGATCAGGTTATATCGTCATTCCGCCATAATAGCCGGATAGCACCCGTTCAAATGCACATGATTGCGGACAGGGTAGGTAATGACCCTAGCCATATCAACATAAAACCAGCAGTAGATTGGGTCGAGTTATTCGCAAGCATTTCAGATCGGAACGTATTTGCAATCCCTGACCCATTACATCCGTTCGATGATGTGATCTACTGCGAAATGGAGGCCCTTCCTCCTTTAATGCAGGAGGTGTTACAGCGTAATCTCAGACATGAATCTATTTAATCGGGACAAAACAATGCAAGCAGTAGATAAAGGATGGTATGAGCAACAATACAGCAATCCACATAGTGATTATTCTAAATGTTATCGCAGCATACCAGACTGGGCACATGGGAAAAATGTTTATCATGCTGCATCATCTGTTTATTTGTGCGGGCTTGATCCAAGAGGTTTAAAAGTGTTGGACTTAGGGTCTGGGCTAGGCCACTTTGTTAATGCGTTCGAGCAAATTGGCGCAATAGTGCAAGGCGTGGAAATCAGCGAAACCGCCGCACGTAATAAACCTAATATAGATTGCGGTGACGTAACTGATCTAAGGAAATATGAGGGACAATATGACATTGTGTTTAGTAGCCAACTGTTTGAGCATTTAACAGATGAGGAGGTCAAGAAAACATTTATAGGCAGTATAAAGGCAGCTCCTGCACAAGCTCATTTTATTGCCGACGCAGTTGGTAACGACCCTACACATATCAACATAAAAACACCGCAAGAATGGGCTGAATTTTTAGCGCCAATCGCTGCTGATTTTGGGCGAACGTTTATTGTTTGGCATGGTCCGTTAGTTCATCGCAATCCGGTTTTTTTAACACTCGAAAACGTACCAACTTTTTTAGCTCAATCACATTATTGTAATTTAAACAACCTGGCCTAATTAGGAGTAATTATGCAAATTGTAATGCACTGCATGGGTATGCCGTTTAACGGCACCACAATAGAACACAGTTCGCTCGGTGGTAGTGAGTCTGCCGCTTATTATGTCGCAAAGGAATTGGCGAAGAATCACAGTGTAACGCTGTTTACTATGTCGCAAGATGAAGGCATATGGGACGGCGTTAAGTATGTTTATTGCGGTGAGCGATCAGAGCAACACCCGCTAGGCGATAGGTTCCATTTTTACGCAACGTCAACACCGCATGACGTATGCATTATTCAGCGTAGCCCTGTCGCGTTTCGCTTTAAATGGGCGTCCAAGATTAATCTATGGTGGGTGCATGATTTAGCATTGCACCGGACCGCTGGCTTAGTCAATGACATGATGTGGAATGTTGATGGCGTGTTGTGCGTTAGTCAGTACCACATTGACCAACTGACCGGCGTCTATGATATTGATCCTGCGATCTGTCATAACATCCAAAATGGCGTTGACCTGTCACTATTTGAACCGCACGCACGCAAGCCAGAAAAACCGTATCGACTACTTTATACAAGCCGACCAGAGCGAGGACTTGAAAGCCTGGTCGAAGAAGGCGGGATTATGGATGAACTGGGCACTGATTATGAGCTGGGCGTGTGCTGTTATCAAAACGTGACGGCTGAAATGGAGCCATATTATCGTTATCTGTATCAGCGGATTGATGACCTACCGAATGCAAAGAATTTTGGCTATCTAGACAAGAAAGCACTAGCTAAAACAATGTCAGAATGTGACTTGCAGGTATACCCCACTACATTCGAGGAGGTCTCTTGCATCACCGCAATGGAAACAATGGCGTCCGGGTTGCCGTTAGTTACTAGCAGTTTCGCCGCATTGCCTGAAACATGCGCCGATTCCGGCAGTGTGTTAATCCCGATTAATGGCGATTATGATGATCCATCGATTGAGCAAAGCCGATTTGTTGAGCAGATTAAAAAGATTTGCGAAAACCCTACGCGGTGGAATGCGCTAAGCGAAAGCCAGTTAAAAGCAGCAAAGCTGAAAACATGGTCAGATGTAGCAGGCCGGGTTTTGAATATTATTGCTGATTGCTTTAGCGGTCAGTCTGAATCATCGATTGCTAAACGTCTATTGGCGAATAGCGATATATACGCACTGTCATTTTCCGATGACCCAGACCCACTGCTAGACCATATCAAACAGGACGTAAATCATTGTTATGCGTTTACTAATGATGATGTTTGGGACGATCACTATAAAAGATACTATGAATACGAAAAAGCCAGAGGTGTAGATTATGGCCCTGAACAAATGGAGGGGGATACACGTTTTGAAACAGTTAGCGCGGGAATTGATAGTTTACCTGGTGGCGCTGTTGTACTTGATTACGGGTGCGCTCACGGGCATTACACGATTTCTTTGGCGAAAAGGTTTCCAGAAAAAACCTTTATCGGAATCGACATTACACAAACCAACGTGGATAAAGCCAGACAATGGGCCAAGGATGAAGGTCTTGAAAACGTATCATTTGAAGTCGGAGAATATAAAAACGGGTTTCCACTCCAAACGAATACACTAGATTTGATTATCGCCGCTGAAGTTCTGGGACACATGGCAGACCCTTGGGATTGCACCGATAAGCTTGAATCGTATTTGTCCGATACCGGGAAAATGGTGATTACTGTACCGTTCGGACCTTGGGAGGCGATCGGCTATAGAGAGCATTACCCTTGGCGCGCCCATGTGCATCATTTCGAGCGCGAAGATTTGTCTGACGTATGGGGAAGCAAGACTGATTATCAATGCCGCGTCATTCCGCACGGACCAGAAAAGACAGGCGACCTATTAGGCAGTCATATTGTGACCTATACAAAGGGCGGCGCTACTGGACGCATTAACTATGCACGAAAGCTAAAACAGACAGTAGGCAAACCGACAATCGCACTGTGCATGATCGTTAAAGACGCTGAAGAATCGCTGGCACGCTGTCTGAATAGCGTTATTGATTATGTAGACGAGATCATCATTAATGTTGATGAGCACACACAGGACACCACGAGCGACATTATCAGCCGGTTTGAATCTCAAAATCCGATGATTCGTTTTGATGTTCGAGAGGGAAAACCCGCTACAGAAATCGGCTTTGATCAAGCAAGAAATGATGTAATTGAACGTGCAAATGCTGACTGGATCTTATGGCTAGATGATGATGAGATAATCCATAACCCGCAATCCATGATTCCATATCTGCGTAACAATCAATACAACGGCTATGCAATCCCACAACATCACATGAGCATTGAGCCAATGGGCGTGCTTAAAACTGATTTGCCGGTTAAGATTTTCCGCAACAACAAAGGTATTCAGTTTTTCGGATGCGTGCATGAACATCCCGAGCGCGCCATGAATAAAGGCGTTGGTCGAGTGATTACATTACCCAACGTATCTATTGTGCATGATGGTTATCCCGACGAGTCAGTAAGGCGCGCCAGGTTCGCCCGTAACATTGGACTGATGATGAAGGACCGCAAGGAAAACCCTGATCGAGTGCTGGGTAAAATGTTGTGGGTTCGCGATTTGGCGCAGTCAATCAAGTTCGATATTGAGCGCGGTCGGCAGTTATCACAAGACATGGTTCACCGCGCCAAAGAGGGCGTTGGATTATGGCGTGAACTGCTGAACGATAATCTACGCATGGCTGTTGATAGTCTGGATTATTATTCATCTTTGGTGACTGTGTTAAATCCAAAAACGGCGATAGATTACAAGTTTGGCGTATCGGTTAAAAGCGCGTCAGGCGGCATACAGGACGATATACAAACCTATTCCGGCACGTTTGAATCGCTGGATGATGCCAAAATGTTTAGAAATGCTGTAGAATCAGCAAAGACTAAAGGGCTTTATAGCAGGTACAAATAATGGCGTTTTGTTATGTTTCGACAATCTGGATTTGTATAGTGTGAATGTAGAAATTCTCGAAC